AGCCTTGATGGGCGTTATCTCAAAGAGGTGCGCCCTGGTTCTATTAATGATTGTCGTCAGTTTATCAATCAATATGAGGGCGTAGAAGGATTTGAAATTCACGGAAATACTAGATACTTATATCAGTATATCAACGAGGCATATCCTGATGACGAGATTCGTTTCGATTCTTCTCTCATCCGCACATTTACTTTGGATATTGAAACTGGAGCAGAGAATGGTTTCCCTGATATTGAATCAGCAGACCAAGAGATTCTCCTTATTTCTATCCGTGATTCTTTTACAAATCGCATCACTGTCTGGGGATCAAAAAGTTTCAAGAATGAAGACAGACAGGTTGATTACATCCACTGTAACGATGAGACGAAACTCCTTTCTAGCTTCCTCGGATGGTGGCAGGAAAATACCCCAGATGTGATTACAGGTTGGAATGTTCAACTATTCGATATTCCATACATCTGCCGCCGTATGGATAGAATGCTTGGCGAAGACCACACAAAACTTCTGTCGCCTTGGAAACTAATCTCTTCTCGTGAGATTTATATCAAGGGTCGCAAACAGATTGCATATGATATTCCTGGCGTTGCTTGTTTGGATTACCTGGAACTCTACAAAAAGTTCACATACACCAACCAAGAATCATATCGACTCGACCATATCTGTTCTGTAGAACTTGACGCCAAGAAACTCGACCACTCTGAGTTTGATACTTTCAAGGAGTTCTATACAAAAGATTGGAACAAGTTTGTGATGTATAACATTCATGACGTTCGCCTTGTTGACCAACTGGAAGACAAGATGAAACTGATTGAGCTGGCGTTTACGATGGCATACGACGCTAAGGTAAACTATGAGGATGTATATTCTCAGGTTCGTATGTGGGATAACATCATCTTCATTTATCTGGCGAAGATGGGTATTGTGATTCCTCCTAAGAAAGATAGCGTCAAGGATGCTAAGTATGCTGGTGCATATGTGAAGGAACCGATTCCTGGCATGTATGACTGGATTGTGAACTTCGACTTGAACTCACTGTATCCACACCTCATCATGCAATACAACCTGTCGCCCGAGACCCTCCTAGACCGCCGTAGCAGCGTCAACGTTGACATGCTGCTGGATAAGGGGTTCGACACCTCAGACCTCGTAGGGGAGACGCTATGCGCTAATGGAACGCATTACACCACCAAGCAGCAGGGGTTCCTTCCCAAGCTGATGGAGAAGATTTACGAAGACCGAACCATCTACAAAAAGAAGATGATTGCTGCCAAACAGCAATACGAAAAAACACCAACGGTTGAGTTGAAGAAGGAGATTGCTCGCTGCAATAACATTCAGATGGCACGTAAGATTCAACTCAACTCTGCCTATGGTGCTATCGGTAACGAGCACTTTCGTTACTACAAACTTGAAATCGCTGAGGCAATCACTCTTTCTGGTCAGCTATCTATTCGCTGGATTGAGAAGAAGATGAATGCCTATCTCAATAAAGTTTTAAAAACAGAGGATGTTGATTATGTTATTGCTTCAGACACTGATTCTATGTATCTTAATCTGGGTCCTTTGGTTGAACGTGTATACGAAGGAAGAGAGAAAACTCCTGAGAGCATTGTCTCGTTCCTTGATAAGGTCGCTTCGATGGAACTTGAAAAGTTTATTGAAAGTTCTTACCAAGAACTGGCTGACTACCTCAACGCATACGACCAGAAGATGAAGATGAAGCGTGAGAATATTGCTGAGCGTGGTTTCTGGACCGCCAAGAAACGCTATGTTCTCAACGTCTGGGATAGTGAAGGTGTGCGCTATGCCAAACCTAAGATGAAAATCTGTGGTATGGAAACTGCACGTTCTTCCACGCCAGCTTACTTCCGCGACAAACTGGAGCAGGCGTATCGCATCATTGTAACAAAAACAAACGATGATGTATTGGAGTTCATCAATGAAATCAAAGAAGACACAAAGAAACAGAACTATCTAAACATTGCTTTCCCTCGTGGATGTAATGGTCTGAAGAAGTATCGCAGTGCTGCTGACATCTATCAGAAGTCAACACCGATTCAGGTGCGTGGTGCTTTGCTGTATAACTATTACATTCGTAAGAACAACCTGGAGCACAAGTATCCTGTCATTCAAGAAGGAGAGAAGATTAAGTTTATCTATCTGAAGACGCCAAATCCCATTCGTGAGAATGTCATCTCGTTCTTTCAACAACTGCCGAAGGAACTGAACCTTGACAAATACATTGACTATACGCTACAATTTGAGAAGAGTTTCTTTGAACCGCTCAAAAATGTGTTAGAATGCATTGGATGGCAATACGAACGCAAAGGCAGTTTAAGTAGTTTTTTCTTTTGAGGTATTATGAGTTTTTTACAATCTGTTATTAAGGAGTTAGATAATGAATTCGCAAGTGTTGTTGAAGATGGAGTCGCTACTGGTGACTGTGAATCGTTTGTGGATACTGGTAGCTACATTCTTAATGCTCTCATTTCTGGTAGCATCTATGGCGGATTACCGTCGAACAAAATCACCGCGCTTGCTGGAGAATCCTCAACTGGTAAAACTTTTTTTGCTCTCTCAATCGTCAAGCATTTCCTTAGCAACAATTCAGACGCACAAGTAATTTACTTTGAGACAGAATCTGCTGTGTCTAAAGACATGATGGTTTCTCGTGGTATTGATGTCAAGCGTGTTGGTTTAGTTCCTGTTACTACAGTGCAAGAGTTTCGCACTCAATCCATCAAGGTGGTGGATGAGTATATGAAACTAAAGAAAGAAGATCGCCCACCTCTTCTATTTGTGCTTGACTCTCTTGGTATGTTGTCTACATCCAAGGAAGTTGAAGATGCTTCTGCTGGCAAAGAAACCCGCGACATGACTCGTGCTCAGGTGATTAAATCTATCTTTAGGATTCTGTCACTGAAACTGGGGCAAGCTAGTATTCCTCTTATCGTTACCAACCATACATATGAAGTAGTGGGTGCATATGTGCCAACGAAAGAAATGGGTGGTGGCACTGGTTTGAAGTATGCTGCATCAACGATTCTTTTCTTGTCAAAAAAGAAAGAGAAAGATGGCACTGAAGTTGTAGGTAACATTATCAAAGTGAAGGCACAGAAATCACGCTTCACGAAAGAAAATTCAGACATCGAAACAAGGCTCTACTATGACGCAAGGGGATTGGATAAGTATTATGGACTATTGGAGTTGGGTGAGAAACACGGAGTATTCCAGCGCAAGGGTAATCGGATTGTTGTTGGGGAATCTTCCGTTTATCCTTCTGTTATTCTTGCCAATCCTGAGAAGTATTTCACGCCCGAAGTAATGCAGGCACTTGATGAATGTGCCACTAAAGAATTTTCATATGGAGTAGTGGATGGAGAGAATTGAAACAACAATCTTACGCAACCTCCTATGTAACGAACAGTTCTACAGGAAGGTCGTTCCTTTTGTCAAACCAGATTACTTCAATGAAATCCACGAGAAAGTAATCTATGAAGAAGTGTGGAACTTTGCGAGCAACTATGAGTTGCTTCCTACTAAAGAAGTTTTAACAATCAATTTAGAAACGAGGAAAGATTTAAATGAGGAAGTATATCAAAACGCAATTAAAGCGATTGCTGAACTTGACGATTCGGCGGTCGAATACCAATGGTTGCTCGACACCACAGAAAAATGGTGTAAAGACAGAGCCATCTATCTCGCACTCTTGGAGTCTATCAAAATCGCAGATGGCGGCAATCAGAAAGTATCAACTGATGCGATTCCAAGCATTCTCCAAGATGCCTTAGCAGTATCTTTTGACGAACATGTAGGTCACGATTATATTGAAAACAGTGAAGAAAGATATGAATTCTATCATCGTGAAGAGGATAAAATTCCTTTCCATCTGGAATACTTCAATAAGATTACAAAAGGTGGGTTACCCAATAAGACATTGAACGTAGCTCTTGCTGGCACTGGTGTAGGTAAGTCACTCTTCATGTGTGACCTTGCTGCTCATTGCTTATCGATGGGCAACAATGTTCTTTATATTACATTAGAGATGGCAGAAGAGAAGATTGCAGAACGTATTGATGCAAATATTTTTAACGTAAATATTAAAGATATTGTTGATTTGCCTGAGACAATCTTTCAAAGTCGTATCAACGAACTCAAAAGAAAAACTCAGGGTCGCTTAATCATCAAAGAATATCCAACAGCATCAGCACACGTCGGTCATTTCAAATCTCTTCTCAATGAGCTCCAACTTAAGAAAACTTTTAAACCTGACATCATCTTTATCGACTACCTTAACATCTGTGCCAGTGCCAGGTATAAAGGCG